GCCTGGGTAAGTTCTGTGTCGACATGGGACATTTCATAGGTCGGGTATTTCATGCCCTGTTACCTTTCAGTTCTTCAATCAAACGGCTGGCTTCGGCTTTAGTTTCGGGTGCTGGGCCCTGATGATCTAAAGCCCTTAAAAGGTTCATTTGTGCTGGGGTGGGTGCATTAGACGAATTGGCGCCTAGCGACGCTGTACGGGGCTTTTCGGGCTGTCTCACAAGCGTTGCTGGGGTGCTGGTTTGTTGACGGTTGCGTACTTCTTCGGCGCTAGCCATCTTCGGGCCGAAGCTCATCATGAACCCTAAGACACGGCCTAGGGCGCTGGTGCTTGCGTTCATCATCTCGGAATTTTTAGTGAACGGCGTCAGCCCAGGTATCGGTTCCCAAGCCGTGCCCTGTGCCGGTATCGGGTCATCAGGTGTTCGCCACGCTTGCACAGTTACAGCAATGAAAACCTTGTCGCCCACGGTGATGACTTCGGGGCGGTTCTCCACTATGCGTAGTTCAGGCCAGCGTTCAAGTGCAGCTGCAAAGCGTGTTGGTACATCAACATAGTTTGACAAGTCCATTAATTGCCCCTGTTTCTGTCGTAGGCCGTGCGTTCAGCAATGGTCATGTTTGCCCATTTGTGCAGCTCTGCACAGCGCCGTGATTCGTCTGGGGTCATGTGTAGCCAATCGCCAGCTTTGCCACAGTTTAAGCAAATGCCTTGCAACAAATCCTGCATGCGAATGTCAAAGGGTGTCAGTTCTGTTTTGCATAGTTCACAAGTCATTTGAAGCCTCCTAAACGCATGGCCACAATGGCGTCTTGAGTCTGCTTAGTCAGATTCGACAAATAGATACCGTTCTCTTCGGCAACATAAGCCAATTCAAAAAGGGCTTTGCGAAGCATTGCAATATCTTCGGTTTGGCGTTCTAACTGCCAGGCGGCGGCCTTCATCGCAATTTCTGCTTTGGCTATCGCCGCAGTCATTTCGGCTAATTGTTCTGTCATGGTCGGGTCTCCTGGCTAGTCGGGATATTTCTACGATAACCAATCGGTGTTGCTGAGTAACGCATACGGCGCCTGTCGCCTTCGGAAGTGTTAGCCCAAATGCCTTGTAACGCCTTTTCGGGGAATGACACGGCGTAAGCGAAACACTTGTCAAATACTGGGCAGGCTTCACATATCGGTTTGATGATTGCACGTGATTCTGCAGATTCTTTGGCGTTGCTCGGAAAGAACAGGGCCGTGTCAATGCCTTTGCAAGCTGCGTCTTGTTGCCAGTCGGGTCGGTCAACATTGAACATGTGTTAGCACATTCTCCATGGTTGCCAACCACAAGCGCCTGTCTCAGCGATTGTGTCGTAAAGCAGGAAACCAAATCGCAGGTTTAAGGTCGGGTCTGACATGGACTCTTCGAACGGCATAGCAAAAAGTTCTTCGGCCCAGCGCCTATGAATATTATTCGCCTGTATCAAACCGTGGTCACTGCCATTGAACTTTGGGTGTTGGTAGCCAATGTTTAAACAGCGTGTTTCCTTCCAGATCAGCCTGCCGAGCTTCTCTAACGTTTCGGTGTTATTAGGCCAGCCCACAGATACGGCTACCGGCAACCATTCCTGACACTTTGTCGCTGGGTCAACATAAGCCACCTTTGTGGTGGGTTGTGTCGAAGTAGTAGTGCTGGTTGTGGTTATCAGCTCTACGGCCCTGTCGTGCAGCTGCTGTGGGGTCAAGTCGCCCAGAGTTACCGTTACAACGGTTTTGGGTGTTGTGTTTGGTGAGGTGTCTTTTTGGTTGACTACCGCAAACGCCGCACACATCAAATAGGTAAATAGGGCTAGCCCTAGAAAACGCTTTACATTCATTTTGTTGTCCTTCAGTCGGGGTCAGGTCGGGGTATGTCTACCGATTCGGTAGGTCTATGTCAAGTACCCATAATAGTTTTGAAAGCGTGGTGGCAAACATCAGGGTGGTCTGCCAGCAGTGGGGCGACTTCGACGTGCACCCATTGGGCGCCTTTTGAACCAATAGTGTTTTTGTCGTACACACGCCAACTGTCCCTGTCGCAACGAAAACCTGCACCAAAGCCTTTGGGGTTGTTTTTGTAGGTGCCTGCGTAATCGTGGATTTCCTCAATGCACAAAATGTCACGGTGCGTGTACAGGAAGTCAATTAGTTTGAACCGTTGTTCAGCGGTGCCTTTTAGGTCTACAGCTCGCCAGGTGGCATGCACAGACTTTTTTGGTGGGGTTGTGCCAACCATGTTTCGATCATTAAAAATGCCCAGATTGGTAACGCCGAATAGGTAACAGCAGTAGTCCACAAACACTTTGGTGCCTTCACGCTTTTGGGCATGCACGGCATCTTTGTTGCCGGTATAGGGTCTAATGGTCATCGTCTTTATCCTTGTCTTTAGAGTCACGCAAACCATTGGCCGAAAGCAAACCAAGCAACCCACCCAGCAATACGGCAAAAGAACCCGAAACGATTTGAAGCATTTCGGTGTCATTGGGCGATGGTTCCTGAGGCTGTACGACAAACACAAGTGAGTACAAAATTGCCACCATCGAAATGCCAAACACCATTGACAAAGTAATGCCAACCATAAAAACCAAACGGGCTTTAATCTCGCTGTTGGTTAATCGTTTTCTCATGGTATGCACCTTGTGGCTGTGGGTTTGGTTTGGCAGTTGTCACGGGTTCTGTCGTTGCAGCTTGTCACCACAAACATTAGGGCCACAGCCAAAAGCGCAACAATGCCTAGCGTTTTCATGGCATATCAGGCAACAACACGTTGGGCCAGTCAGGGTGATGGTTTAAATCTCTTAAAGCTTGTCGATATGTGGCCCATGCTTCTTTGTCTGCTGGACTGTCTGGTAACTGAGTCCAGTCACAAGCTGCAAGCAGGCCTCGAATCATTGCCTGGTATTCGTTTTCTGTGTCGTCTGTAGGAAATTCGTACATCATCAAATCTTTGCTACTAGGTTTACTGTCCATTTGAAATCAGAATAAGTTTGGCTTGCCCCTGATTGTTGATACACAAAAATTTCTATGTAATCGCTGCTGCCGTTGCAACTCAACATTTGTGCAATGACCATGGCAGTTACGCCTACCTGAAAGTCGTTTTTTGAATAAAGGGCACCGTTTTTATAGATCGCAATAATGCTTCTAGTGCTGGTTGTGCCGGTCTGACATGAGGCAGTAACCATGTATTGCCCTTGAATGTTTGGTGTAACTCTTGCGTTACCTGAATTGAACCAGGTCAAGTTGTCGGTTGAGCTACCGCTGGTGGTAGTTAATTTTACAAACGTGGCGTTGGCAACTGTTGTGTTGTTGCTTCCTAACCACGAAAAGTAAGGGTGAAAAGCGTTTAAATCGGCAGCGTTTAGGACTTGCCCAGCCACAAATTGACCTTGATAAGTAGGCATTTTACCAACCCAATCTTGATGTATCGAGGACACCGAAAGTGGCGTCGTTTAAAATGAAATACTGGTAGTAAGTCATCGGGCTTAGGTAAGCGGTAAACGATGTCATTTCGGGTGTCATGTTTATTTCTAATCCTTCAATCAAACTTTGCACAGTATATGTTGTGCCTGAACCCTGAATTTTATATTCCAAAGGCAACACAACCGCTGGCCTGCCAGCAGAGCCAAGCCATTGACCCACAAAAGTGTTAATAGCCGTAGAGTTTTGGGCCACGTCATCAAAGCCAACAACAAACCTGATCGCTGCCGGGTCAGATTGTGAGTAAGCCAAAAATTGCGCTAAGCCTTGGGCTTGTGCGCCTGTAAAATCAACCGAACTTAACGAGTAGCCACGGACACCGTAGGCGGCTGTTGAAGTGGCGTTGGTTTCAAATCTGTTGAATGAAGTATTGTTTAGCGGTTCAACGCTTACGGCGTTCATAAAGTTTTGACCCAAAGTAATTCTTTGGAATTCTTGATATGCAATAACGGTGGAACTGGTAGACCTACCAAATGTCAATGCCATTGTTTTGTCATAGATTTTGTTTCGAGCCACCGCATAAATGGTGTTGGTGTTGTACCAAATTACGCCACGTTCAGTGGCCATGTTTTGGTTGATTCGTTGCAACACAGCGCCGTTATAGCCGCCACCCAAACCTAAAGCTTTTGAAGCGCCAATGCCGTAAGTGGTGCCGTTTATGGTGTAACCAGAACCTGTGAGTTGACCAGACGCAGGGAATTCGTCTAGTTGTTCACAACATTGTTCTGCAAACAAAGTCAGGTTGTTAATGGTTGTTTGACCGGATCGGTTAAGCCCGTCAGTGCAAGAAATGGTTGCGGTTGATAAACCGACCTGCCCTGGGTAGTCAATGTATTGGATTTCATTGACAAAGAAGCGTTGATAGTAAACGCCTGTTGAGTCCATAAAATCTATTTTGTCGTTGACGGTAAAACCAGCAGCTTGATTGGTGTCGTTTTTAATTGTGAAAGTTAAAGACCCACCAGCCCAGTTATCCATGAATGTTTGTCGACCTGTTTTGTATGAGGCAGACAAAACATTGGTTGTAAAAGTTGTGGCCGTTGTGGCGTTCTTAAAAACCCAGGCATATCTAGGCATTACATCGCCCTAGTGTTTAACGGCACTGGGCCTGACATTCTTACATAGCGTTGTAGAGCTGCTACCACAGCGTTGGGGTCTGCTGAGGTAACCGTAACGTTAATGGTGTTGCCACCCATGCCACCGTTTGACCCGTTTAGCGGTATGACGGCTTCCGGTCCTCGTTCACCAATCATTGCCAGGGTCGGGCCTGTCACAATTCCCCCGTCACCGAGCACGGGTATGTCTGGCACTTCAAATGTTTTGCCGCCCAAACCTAATGGCACCCAATTAGGAACTGTGAAACCTAAAGCGCCCACCGTGTTGTTCCATAGTCCTGCTATGCCGTTAAATACGGCTTTAAATGGTGCCAAAATTAGTTCGGCAACAGTAGAAAATGCGTCAATCATAAAACCAACTATTGACTTAACAACGCCAATAATTTGATCTTTAAATTTGACTACAACAGCTATGGCTATTCCGAATGGGCCACTAAGAATGGCGAGCAGTAACGGCCAGTTGCTGACGACCCAACCAAATCCTTCTTTAATTTTGTTCCATAAAAATTCTGCAGATATTTTGACGCCTTCAACTGCGTCACCCAAAAACCCGAATTTGGCTTCTAACACAACGATGGCGGCAATGATGGCCAAGATAACGCCAACACCTAATGCCGTATAAAGGGCATACGTTGAAATTGTCATAATGGCTTGCGCCGCCGCAACAATGGCTGTGACAGCGGCGTAGGCCGCCATGGCGCCGTTGGTAATAAGAATGACTGCACCAATACCTGCGATGGCAGTACCAATAGCAACGATCTTGCCGGTGTTCTTTGACGCCCAATCTGAGATTGAAACAAAGGCTGGCATGAGTTCTTCAACAATTGGCAGGACTGCTTCACCAATGGATTCTTTGACTTCTTCCATTCGGATTTTGAGGCCTTCCATGCGGCCTGCTGTTGTGTCTGCAGCTGCTGCCGCCTGGCCACCAAAGGTTTCACTTAAAGCTTGAAACACTTCGCCAGTCGAGGCGCCTTCTTCAATCAACGCTGCTAACGCTGGGTCAAGTTTCTTCAGTGGCCCCATAACGCCATTAAAGGCCTTGCCTAAGGCTTCAGAGACACTGCCCAAATCTTTAGAAGTTCCGGCTGATATATCTAACGCAAGGTTCAACAGGCTTTGGGCTTGTGTTACATCGCCTGTAGCCCTGACCAGATTGCCTAGGGCTGGGCGCAGTTGGTCATCGGCAACAGATACTGCAAAAGAAGTTTTAGTAATGAACGCCTCAATAGAGTCGACTTGTTTGTCGGTTGCACCAGTGACATTTTGTAGCGTTGTGGCTAAAGCCGTTGCCGATTTTTCATCTTCAGCAAACGCTTTTACGGCGTCAAACGCCGCATAGGTCAGAGCACCTAAAGCAGCAGCTGCAGGCAAAGCTGCTTTTTGTAAAACAAATTGGGCTTTTTGTCCTGCTGTTTCTAGTTTCTGAAATTCTCTAACTGCTTTGTCAATGCCTTTTGCGTTAAATTCTGAAACTATCGGAATGGAAATAGCCATCAGATCACCTTCATATTTTTGTTGACGCTGGCCATAATTTCTTCAATCAACTTACGCATGTTTGCCTGTAGTTCGTCATCGGCACGTTCGTATGACTTCCACATAACACGGCTGGGGCTACCAAACCTGGCGCCCAATACGGTAATCATTTGCTCGCCACGTTGTGTTTTGGCACGGCCTGACAAGTCGAATAGTGCGGCGCTTTTGCTGTTCCATTTCAAACCAAAAGTGTTGGCTTTGGTTTTCTTACCTGACACCCACGGCTTAATCAGTTTGGCTTGTTTGGCACCGTCCCACGGTAACAACGCTGTTGCT